GCCGCCGTTGCAACGTTGATCGTGAACGTGTTACCTCCGATATCGGCAATCACGCGATAGATCCCGGATACAATGGTCGTGCCGATCGAGATCGGCGTATTGACCATCACCACATCAAGCGAACTTACATCGTTGATATTGGTGTCGGTTATCGTGATCGTGGTTGAATTGGACCCGCTCGAAAAATTGACGGCCGGGTTGCTGATGAACTGCTGCGGCGTGATATTGATCAGCGATCCGCTCGTGATCATGTTCAGGCTTCCGGTCGTGCCGGCCAACAAATGCTGTGCGCCGTTCAAGTCCTGCCATGCATGAAGTTCTCGTGGGGTACCGGCAACGCTGAATGCGTAGAACCTGCTCCAACCTCCAATTTTCTGCGTCAGCCCATCTCGAAAACGAACGAGCTGGCTGGAGGAAATACCAGCCTGATTCAACGTCGGCGTTTTTTCTATGGTTACGCCAGGTATTAACGTTACAGCCCCAAACGGCATGATATCACGTCTTGATCAATGCGAGCATGGAAACGCTCGTCGGCGGCATGATCGGATGAGAACTTCCGCTCGTGTTGCTCGACGTCATAGTGTTGTTTCCAGAGACTTGATTTTGACCACCCCAAGTGCCAGATGAAGCGGGTACGTTTAGTGATCCTCCGCCGCCAGCTTGAACGTTACTAACGCTATTCCCTCCAGCAATAGCGGGAAATGTCTGGCTTCCAACAACGGAAGCAGTGATGGTACCGGTCACGGTGATGCCTGTTGGCAATTGAGCCAGAGTCAGCGTTTGATTTTGTCCACCTCCTGTCGTTCCAAGCGCGGCACCATTGATGCCAGAACCGGCAACCGTCACCCTTCCTGTTGCCCCACCGGGATCGACAGCCAAACGAAACCGATTACGCTCGTCCGGGACGCCGAACGTCGTTATGCCATTGCCGCCATATGTCGAACCCAGAAGGAATGATAAAGCAGGATAGACAGAAGAACTGTAAACCGTTCCATCTTTGATTAAATATGGTTGTACAGAACAAGCGGCCATCCAAAGAGGAGTATTATTTCCAAGACCAAATGAAGTAGTATTGACATGAAGATCAAGCGCAGATCCTGGAGTCGGAAAGTTAACATAATCCATGTCAGTCCCATCATAGAATACATGGATTTTTTGACCCGGAGGAACTCCGATATGGTTTCCCGTTCCAACGGATGGTGAAAGAACTATATAACTCGTTCCGTTCGAGTTTGTGCATTGATTATGTACGATGTAGAAGCCAGGAAGTGTGAATTGAATAGTAGCAACACCGGTCTGCGCGCCCGTGAACTTGATCAGGGAATTGACACTCTGGGAAAGAGCATTCGGCCATATGCCAGTGGTCGCCGGCACTGTAAGCAAGATCGTCGTCGCGCTCGACAGCGTGATCGTGGTGACGCCACCTGTCAGTGCGTCGATCGTCTGGAAATTGGGGTTGAGCGCAGAAGTTCCCCAAGCTCCGCTGAGGTCCCCTGTGTTCGGTATGATCAGACTCTTATTTGTGGTAACCGGCTCTGTCATCTGTCCTTACCCCGCCTTCGGCTGTGGAGTGACGTTGTGGCCAATCATGAATTTCTTGCGGGCCTCTTCGGTCTGTGCGTCGCCAAGCAAATCTTCGGCATGCTGTTTCCAGCTCATTGCAGTCTTTGGATCGTCGGCCATTGATCCGAAATTTCTTTGGTATCCCGACGCGAAGACTAGCGACCATGCCAGCAGTAGATCAGGAAAGAACACCGAAAGCGGCGATGTGGTTTGGCTGGTATATAGCGGCGTAAAGCGCTGGGTGCCGACGACTTCGACCGTGTAGGCTTGATCCGGCCATGGCCCGACGATAGCAACGTCCTGATCCATCATCGAGTAGTAGACCGGAATGGTTGATCCGTTCGAACTAGGCCACAGGAAATCCAGCGTATCGATCGAGGCCGGAATCAACGGATTGCGTGTGCCGCTTTCCGGGTTGGTTGTTCCTGCCGGCGTGATGACGTTCAGTTGTTCGGCGACGATAAAAGTACCGATCGAGGATGGAAGTGTGAAATTGCGCGTGCTCAGAGTGAAGGTCGAACTGGAATCGCGCACCGTCGAATCGACAAGGTCGAGTTTGCGCTGCAGGAACAGTTCAGCATCGTCCAGACAATTTGGTACCATCGCCTGAAAGCCGGGGTCCGTCTGCGGGACCACCAGCATATTAGCCAGCGATGATACGTATGTGGCATAAGTGAGCATTGTTTGTTGCTAGCCAATCCTGATTGCCGAGAGCGTCGAGTCCTTGGAAAGCCCAGTCTGATTGAACAATATCTTTCCTCCCACATTGCTTATATCGCGGCAACTAATCCTAAGATTTCCTGTCGGGCTCGTGATGAATCCGGACAGAGCCGCCATGCCGATAAATCCAGCTATGATTGTGTTGTCGCATGAAGCTATGACGGTGCTACCATCCCAAAGCTTGAGATACACTTGTGCGGCGGTTGCATCAGTGTACGTTACTGTTCCGGTTACAAACCATGTCCCTGCAGTGCCTTGGGCTACACTCGGTCCATCAAAGAAGGTTGCCGTGTTGTTTAAAGTGACATCAGCACCCATTGACGTTGACGTGGCCGTTGCCAGGGCGACGATCGTCGTTGCGGTCACAACACCAGTCGAGTTGCTGGACAGAAATCCAGTCGTCAGATTCCCCAGTGCAAACGATCCTGTTATGATCGTTGTGCCGATGACGTTATGAGCCCCCGTGAAGGTGGCCGTTCCAACGACGTTAAGATTACCTGTAATATTTGTGGTCGCTAGGATAGAAAAAGTCCCGCCTGTAAATGCAGCCGTGCCAATAACAGCAAATAAACCTGACGTGAAAATAGTAGTTCCTACAACATTTAAGGCCCCAGTAAACTGCGATGTGCCTACCTGATTGAACGATCCGGTAATGGTTGTTGTGCCAAGAATGTTGAAATTGAATCCGCCAGTGAAGGTGGATGTTCCGAGGACCGTAAGCGTTCCAGTCAAAAGGGACGTTCCGACGATGTTAAGATTACCCGTTATATTCGTTGTAGCCATGACGCTAAAGGTACCGCCAGTGAATGCGGACGTACCAACAACCGCAAATAAATTAGACGTCAATATTGACGTACCGACAACGTTGAAGGCCCCCGTAAATTGGGAAGCACCTACAACGTTGAAGGCCCCAGTAAATTGGGAAGTGCCGACAACACCAGTTATGCCGGTTAGCAGCGTCGTACCGGTGACCTGAAGGCCACCGTTTAGGATCGTCGTTCCGGTAATCGTGGCGGTGCCGCCGACCGTCAGAAGCGTGCCGATGCTCAACGAGCTCGCAATGCCCAGGCTGCTGGCAACCTGATTGGTCCCAACCGCGTTGTTGGCGATCTGGGTTGAGGTAATTCCCTGATTGGCCACGAACGCCACGATCGAAGTAGCGCTTCCTGTGGTCGCAAGAGACGTTCCAACGTTGACGAACGTGTTTATCGCGGAAAACTGCGTGGAATAGTTTGATCCGCTGGACTTGTTAAGGATCGTTCCGGTCGCCCCGCCTGCTGGGATATTGACCAGAGCATTCAACTGATTCAACGAGAGTTGAACCGACTGGCCAACGCCCGCCGAAGTCTGCACGACCTCAAACAGCTCCGCTCCCGTCACCGTGGTCCCGGTGGGGAGATCGACGACTCTAACAACCGCTGGGAGCGTCGTGGCAACCATAACTACCTCTGGCCATCGATCACGCCGCCTTGCACGGTCGTGATCAAGTTGACGTTGTATCCGTGTGGGTTCTGCATGATAACACGAATACGTCCATCCATCGTATAGCGCGTTGATACGGGATACTCATCAATCGCATATTGTTCCGGACGCGCATTGATCAGTGGTAGAGGATCTGGACCAAGCAACGCAGGCGAGCCCAACTGGCGCTGCGGCTCGTCGAGTTCGTCCTCATGCACCAGAACCTTGGTGTTCATGAGTCGCGGCCCACGCCATTCGTGTTGGAAGCGCATATTGGCGAGGTTGCCGACCATGCCGTTACGATCGCTCGAGCCCCATCCCTGCGGGTGGAACGGATCAACAGCGGCTCTGCGCGGATGGCGCCTCATGACCAGTACCCTCCCATTTTTGGAATGATCCGGATCGGGACGTTTTCAATGTCTTGCGTCGCAGCAAGTTTCCACGCCTCATCATATTCTATCTTAAGACCAGCAGTCTTATCGGGCGCAAACGTTCTTGATACCCTATGAGCAAGACCGGCACACATGGCGTCAAACCATCTATTTGGCACGTCCGGAGTCTCACCTCCTGGCAAGTTGGAGTCCTGAATATTGGAGCATGCATAGTAATTGACCGTGTATGGCCCGCCAGCATCAGCAACCGGATAGGTTGTGAAGGTGGGTGTTTCCTGCCTGTTGAACCAATATTGAGTCGGTGGCGCTTGCGTCGCCTTCTGAGGATAGGCCGCATAATCGTCCCGACTAATTGGTGTCATGAAAATGTCGGTCTGCACCCCTCCCGTTGTCGTGGAGCGGTAAGCGTCCAACACCATCACAACCCGTGCCGGCAGGGTATAGGTCGCCGTGCCCTGCGTCAGAGCCTGCGAAAGCAACTCAACCCGCCACAAGTTTACTTGGCGATTTGACCACTCAGAGTTAAGCATCAGGTTGAGTTGCCGACGAGCCGTGTAAAAATGCTTCTGCTCGAGCTGGGCCATAAGGATGCCGCAGCGCTCGTAAGCGTCGATAACACCTTCGCCGTTAGTTAGGGAAAAGTTGTAGGTGCCGCTTGCTGTCATGTCAGCACCTTATTCCAAATCACCTATCGACCAAATGTCGCCTGAACGAAATTCACGGTGAAAGCTGAGGTTGCCGTCGCCGTAATAACATTCAACCGCAATGCCAAACATGGGGTTGAACATATCGCGAGCGTGGACGTCGCAGATGTGGGACCAACAACAGTAAACCATGCCGTGGCGCTACTGGTAGCTACGCTAGTAGCCTGTGCGGTATCAAAACTTTGAAGACAGGCGTCAATGGTTGCCGTTCCGTTAACTCCAGTAGATCCGTTGACAAGACCAATACCGACAACAAATGGGGTTTGCATCCAATCCGGACCAGTCCAAATAACCGTCCCGGTTCCGGTCTGGCTTAATACGGTGGGCATTGGCATGGCGCGCTATCCTACTTCCTGCGCGGCTTGTCTGCCCTCTGGCTCACAGAACCGCCTTCCATCTTCCCTAGGTGCTTCAGCGTCTTTGCAAGATTGGCCCGCTTGCGTAAGGTTGGATTATCAGAGTGCTCAGCCTTGGCCAGTTTCTTCGCTGGGATATTCTTTCCTTCAGGAACGCCAAGCTCCCGGTGCAATGCTCCAGGATGCTTGATCGCCCCCTTTATCCACTTCTTGGACATATCAACTCACTTGGGAGTTCCGCCGTAGCTGTCCGTTGGCGAGGACGAGCCAGTCGCACCACCGCTGGCACTATGCGCGGTCGAGAGCGGCGAACGATTGGCACCAACCGCACCACCCGACTTGCGTCCAGGCCGGTCCAGCCGTGCTTTCACGCCGCCACCAGTCATCAGCCCGAGCACCTTGCCACCTGTGGCGCGCTTCTTCTTGACCTTGCCACCCTTCTTGAGTCCGGTCTCCGCACCGTCTTCGTCGTCCTCAGCCTCCTTCTTTACATCAGGATTGCCAGAGACCCACATGCTGGTGCGGCCACCCTTGGCGCGGCAATCCTTTTCTCCCTTTTTCTTGTCCATACCGTGGTGCTTAGCCATCTAAAAGGCCTCCTGTTTAGGTCGTGGCGGTTGACTGGGCTGGGCCGAACATCGGGGCTTGATTCGTCGGTGTCCCAAGGATAATCGGGGTAGGGGGTCCACTCCAGGTCACATATACCCGGCCCGTTCCGTTAGATGCAACGATCGACATTGCCGTTGCCACGCCGCCCGTAATGATAGAGGTCGAGAGTTGCAGCGTTCCGCGAACGTCACCAGTCGTGGAAGTAGAAGAAGAAGTAATACCAGCCACAAACCCTGAGAAGTTTGCCATGGCGACACCGTTCCATGTCGCATAAAGCTCTTCCCAATAATCAGTGTGAATCGGCAGCCCAATGATATCACCGATGCCAAAAGCGACAGTCTGGTTACCTGCCAGCGTTGTACCATTGGTGATCGAACTAATATATTTGAACGCCTTCTTTCCCATGAAGGTGGTGACCGTGGCAGCCGCGCTGATGACCTCAGTCATCGGAGCGCCCCATACGTCCCATCCTGAAACTACGCAGCTATAGGCCGACTGAAGGGCGGTGACACCCTGCAAAGAGATATTTCTGGATAGCATCTCTCTCGGGTTATAGACGCGGGCAAACCCAGCTTCTTGGGCGCCACCAAATGCATGGGCATTGGCCACCGGAGCACTCGGACCAAACTGCGTCGCAGGCGGTAAAAGCGCACTGCCCCAAAGATTGGCCTGACCGATATTGGTGTTCGAAATACCCGTAGCAGCGGCAGGGCTGATCTGAATGGCCGTAGACGAGGTTGCGGTCATCACCTGGGCAATGAGGCTGCGAGATCCAGCCGTATTCGCCGCGCCGCCGACTACGATCCACTGGCCCTGCCGGAATATGGTACTATCGACCACAGCCACCGTCGAGCTGTTCGCCGTAGTCGTTCCCGTGGCAAAGCCGAAATCAAGCGCAATGTTGGCGAAGGTCGCAACCGTGGTCCCAAGCGGGATAATCGGAACACCGATCGTAATAGCCGCCACACTCGCGTTACCCGCGATCATCGCAGTCACAAGCGCAACAGTGCTACCAAGCGCCGTACCCTGCTGTGCCGCAGCAATCAACGTCGATCCACGAGCCTGCGGGATGTTGTCCAGAAGGACAAAATCCGACCCATTGAGAAACGCCGGCTGCCGTCCCGGAGCCGTCCCATCCTTCGAAAAGGCACCAGAGCGAATGTCAGGATAGCCCGTCGCCTGGTAGAACAGGCTAGGTCCATCAAGAGGCTCAACGCTGGCCGTAGCCGCGTTGGCCTCCATCGCGCCCATCGAGTTGACCGGGCCTCGGAAGTTAGAATCAGCCATATGAGCCCTCAAAGTTTGGCGTGGCTACAAGCAGCCAATCACGGTGTGGACTTCGTGCGACCGCTTCCGCCGTAGCGCGATCCCAATTACTCGAATGTTTGAGGATGTACGCAATCGCAGCATGCATCAGGTCCGGATTGTCCTTAAGACCTCCGATTCCTCGATTGCAATCTGAGCACAGAAGCTCGCGTACAGCTTTCGTGGTGTGATCATGATCAACGCAGAGCAGGCGGATCTCACCGCTCATATGATGCTCTTGCGTCTCTTCTTGATGACAGATCGCGCAACGTCCATTCTGCCGAATGTGCATAACCATATAATCGGCAAAAGAAATACCGTATTTCTTGCGAAATTCCTTGTCCCGGATGAGATCACCCTGCCGATGCTTGCGAGCAAGATTGTGAGCAACGATGCCATCAGGCGTTTGCCTTGAAGCCTCCGGAGGGAACGTCCAATCGAAGTTTCCTGGACCAATCAGCTTGGTGGCGTCCAAAGGCACCATGGCGTAGCGCATCTTGGGAACGAACGTGACATCCGCGCAGAACGCTTCAAACGAGGACCACGCATGCTCATGATGATCGCGATTGAGGAAGCGCCAAGCCGTCTTTTGGCCTTTCCAGACGCGCAACTCCTCCATGACGTGATCGTACTCAGCCTGAGTTGACTTGCCTTGGAAACGGCGAACCGCCTCTTCGCGGGCCTCATGAGCCGCTTCAGGCGCTTCAAAATTGGCGCCAAGGCTGAACTGCTTGTAGTTCCATGTCAGGATGGCCTGCCACTTGCCACCGACCGTCTTGCTCACTCCAAGATACCCGCTCGTGTTGTTCTGCTGCTTGGTTCGCTTATGAGCCAGATCAACGCGCGAAATCTCTTTGAGATTCGCAATGGCGCAATTGTCGTAGTCACCATCAACAGGACGGATCTCAAGTTCCGGCCATTCCCGATGCACATAAAACCACGCCAACCGATGAGCCATGATTTTTTCACCGCTGATCGAGATGTAGCGACCTCCACTCGGAATGTGCTTCACGCCAGCTCGTGAACCGGGTTTCACGCGATTTGACCGCGCAACTTTCCACGTAAAAACGCCCGTTGCCGGATCGAAATCCAGCAATTCGACAAGCGTTTCGTGGGTCAGGTTCATCTCTCTCGCCATCTTTCAATCTCCTGTTTATCCAAGATATATAATATATATACCTTAGACTTCGAAGGAGATCAATCCTATTTCAGTTATACATACTCTTTCCACCGAAGATAAAAACTTCAATGAAATCAAGCAGTTGGGAATTCCCCCCAGGCCGCGCGTGGATCGTTAATTCCGAAGCTATACCTCTCATAGGCTTTCACGAGGAGATTGTCGGTAATGTTGTCCACCCACATATCAGACTCATATGGTATTCTCAACATGTGGATCAAGCCCTCGATATTCGTGGTCAAGAACCACGCGAAGTTCGAGGTGAGGAAGTCGAGCACAATGAAGCCTTCGGGGAGACCGCCGGAGAGCGACAGGATGGCGTTGACGTCGTTGTCGGCCGTGCCGGGACGTAGCTCTGTCTTGGTGAGACGGATCGCGATGGCTTCGAGGTTCGGCGGCACGATCAGCTTGCGGGCTCGCGCGAGAATGCGCATGCCGCGTTCGTTGACGAACTGGGCGCGAACGTTGGTCATGTCCGCAAGCAGTGTCGCTTCGTTCAGAGACTTCGGCGTGCTCGAGGTGTTGGCCCAAGTACCGCCGTCATAGGGATGCGCGGTCGAAAAGAACGCGACGCCATCGCCGACCTGACTGGCGTTATAGGTCGTGCCGAGGTTGAAGATGTTCGCGGCCTGAATTTCCTTGAACTGCGCGAACGCTTCCTGGAGCTTCAGGTTGGTCGGGTTGAACTGTGCTTTGTATAGGTTATCATCGATCGCCTTGCGCGTGATCGCGTATCCCAGCGCCACCTCGATATGGATGAACGCCCATGTAAAGCGCTCACCGGCGTTGTTGTCGAACTGGGTTGCCGCTCCCTCATCCTTGAGGTACGGCAGCGCCACGAACGCCATCTGGGTGGAACGCTCCACCGCCATTGAGGACTTGTGGGTTTTGAAAACTTTGTCCCACTGACGCGGTATCATATCATAGGAGCCTCTGACATCGAAGAGGCCCGGCAGAAGCTCGGAGCGAACGTTTGCGAGACTGATGGGCACCTAATGGCCTCCTTGTGTCAGACGGCGCCCACTAGCGCCGCATTAGAATTGCGACGCTTACAGAATCCCGGTGTTACCCTGACGGTAGACCGTGTTATTGAAGCCAACGATGATCCAATTGAAGTTGGTCGTCGGGTCAGATCCGTTGCCGATTCCCGGATACATGTTGATGATTTTGAACGGCAGAGTGTTGGTTGACGCGAGCGATGCCTGATCAACCGTATAGCTGGAGAAACCACCTCCAACCGTGGTGCCGCCGGCCCCAGTCGAGAACCCGATATTGTTGCCTACCGCGGTCGCAGGAACGGCCGTAAGAAGAGCTGCAACCTTGAACAAGGCATTGGGAGCGTCGATCACATAGGCGACTGTATCAGCGCCTGCCGCTACGCCGGGATACCAGGGAAGCCAGCCGGGAATGCCGCCCTTGGGGGTGTACTGGCAGCCTTGGAAAATACCGATGGTGCCGGTGCCGGCGGTCGAAGAGGTCTGCGGCTGGATGTACGGGCCAAGCGATGCTGATTTCTGAACCACGTCGCCGAAGAAAATCGCCGTCGCATAGGACGACTGAATGGCATATTTGGAAAGCTGGTAGTCCGGCGCACCGCCCGGCTGATAGCCGAAGTGGGCGAAGCCGAATTGCGCTTGGGTGTTAGCCATGACAAGCCCTTGACTTTTAAGGCCTCGTCCAGCGCTTGCCGGGATGCGATTGCCAGAAAGTCACAACGGCTTGTTGCGACATAATGCCAAGGGACGATCTATCGTCTAACCTTTGGCTGCTCGACCTCTTGCCACTGGCAGGAGGGAACTTGATTTATTCAAAATGCTAGAGTGTTTCGGAAAAGTCAAGCGTCCGACTTACTTGTACCTTGAAACCTGCATCAGGGCAGGAACGCATGCCAGCGCGACGACCATGTCGTGACGCCAAGCGGATAACTGAAATGGATGTTGTCATACCGATATAGTGCCCCGAGCAGATCGCCGTTCGGGCCTTGGTGGACATGCGCGGCGGGATTCACCACCGCCAACTGAGCCGCCGCGACCGCCGGCGATGTGAGGCCGTTGATGTAGGTCACCTGGGCGACGTAGATATCGACGTCCGGCCAATAGAAATGAATGCTGTTGATCAGGTTTTGCAGGCTGGCTTGATAGACCGGGCCAGGCGTATTGAGATCGCTTTCGCCTTGGTCGATCAGGACGCGGGTCGGAACGAGGCCAGCCGCGGATAACCGGAACGCCGTGGTGCCGAGGCGGATATTGTTCGCGCCGCCGGGTTCCCAATCGTGTATGTAGGAGCCGCCGACGCCGATCGGGATCAGGTTGACCCGATCGGCCTTGCCCATGCTGATCCGCTGATCACCATAAACGCTGAACCAACTCCCGGTCGGATACGGCGCGCTGAGACCCGGCGGATACCCGGTGGCACCGAGCAAGGGGTCGATCGGGCCGCCGGTCTTGGCAGTATAGCAGCCGCCGTCCCTGATATTGTAGTTGACGAGTTTGGTCGGATTGGCCGGGGTATAGACGCCGTTCGCGGAATTGGTCCCATTAGACTGGCTAATGAGGATGTCGTTATCGATCTTGACTTGCCCTGGCTGCGGCGCGCAGGAGACGCGCTCTTTGCCCTGCGGATTGTTCCAATCGGGAAAGTAGTTCGGTGTCGGGTCGGCGACGATGAACGGCGCAGGGACATAGAGCGCGTTCGGATCAGAAGCGAATGCCGTCCCCTGCATGAGTAGCAGTGCGGTTAGGCTCCATTTGTACCAGCCGAACATCAATTCATTACCTTGCCGGAAATGCCAGAAACCTGCGATGGCGGGATGGACCCGAGCCAGGTATATGGGCCGGGGACATATAGATGCTCAAGCCATGTCATGATGTCGTGGCCTTGGGGAACGTAATCGAAGTAATGGGCGCTGGTCGGATACGAAACCGCTATGGGGGTGGGAAGCATGCTGGCCTGCTGCTTTTCATCCGAAATATCACCGATTGCGCCGTTCAGGCCGATGCCGACAAAGGCCGCGCCGCCGGTCGAAATACCGCTGATAACCTCCGCCTTGACGGTGACATCAACAAGGCAACTCGTCACGCAAAAGAAATCGAGTTGATTGGCCGAGTTGCCGTTTGCCTGTCGGTAGGCCATCGCATTGCAATATGGCGATGAATTTGTGGGGCAGACAGCCCATGTCGGCGCGGGATCTTGCACCAGCATCTTGCGCCATTCTCGCTTGTAATAGTTGCTCAGCCACCGATGCGTATGGTTGTCCTCGCACTGGATCAGCGCGTTGATGCGGCAGCCGCCAATGATGAGCTTGGTGTGATCTGAGGCCAGAACCTCCATGCCGTCCTGCCACGCGCGAGCCGGCGGCGTTGTGTCGTTCGCGTAGGGCGCCGACCATGCCAGCACCGGCAGGCCACCGCTCGCGCTCACGACAATATCATAATTCGTGTTTGCGGTGAGGCCCGAGGTCGACAGGCACACGGTCGCGCGCGGAACGTCGATGGAGGTCCAGTTCGTCAAGTCAAATGTCGACAGTTGAGCGCGCGGCGATCCGTAGGGCTCAAGGCAGACTGAGTTAGCCCCTGCAATATCGGCCTCGGTGACCGGAACGCCTTGCTGGAGCGTGAGGCGAATAGCCTGCTCGGCCCGTACCTGTACGGCAAAAGCACAGATAAACAGACAGGAGACGAAAAGTCTTCGCATTTCAAAACTCCATCACGCCGCCGGCAGCATTGAAATTTGTGCGTCGCTCATCGGCTGGATAGCCTCCATCTGGGGCTGATTAGCTGCAGCTTCAATCACGTCGAGATACCGACCAGCATAGTCATACGGCCCGACATGGGAAATCTTGTGCCCGATATTGGCCCAGACCTCTCCGCCGCATTGCTTCCATCGAATGCAGAACGACAAGTCTTCGGAGATCAGCCCCCGATCCGGGATGTCCATCTTCTCGTACAGCCGCAAGAGCCGGTTCGTCCCTGCCTGGCGCAAGGTTTCTCCTGCGGGATGCAGGTGAATCCGGGTGTCGACCAGATCGGGAAATTTCTCAACCATCATGGTGATACAATCGCGGCGGATCAAAGTGCAGCCGAAGCCGACGCCTTCGACCTTCATATAGTCGCCGCGGCGCTCAGTGCTCGGCTCTCCTGTACCGCTTCCCGCCCACGAGATGGGCAATTTGCGCTGCGGGTAAATGGTGCCAATCACGGGCTGATTAAACAGCAGCATGTCGAGCACGAGTTCAGGCGAAAAGCCCATGTCGGCGTCGATGAACAGCATGTGAGTGCTATTGGGCATCGTATCATACCAAATCGTGGTCACCATCGATCGCAACTCTGCGATGTCAGGAAACGACAACGTCGAGATGCCGCCGCCAATACCCTTACTCATCAGCGTTTGTCTTAGCGCGTGGCTCGTTAAAAACGTCGCCGCCGAGATGATGCCACCAAAGGCTGGCACAAAAATGAATACGTCCGTAGCCACTTAGTTTCTCCTTCTATTGCGCAAATCATATGCATCATCTGAACTCAAATCCAGATTCGCCGTAAAACCGATCGCTGAAACCCCAACTTTTCGTCGAAGTCTCGACGTCAATGGCTCATCTGATGGTACGTGAAGCCGCGAAGTCACTACGTAAAGTGATGTCAGCAAAGAAGATGTCGGTATTTTCCCGGCTGCGCTCCATGGCCTCGGTGAGAAGCAGGCCATAGTCGCGAGGAATAACGAAATCGAGCGGCGCCTGTCGGTGAACGACGTTGATCTTGTCTTCCCATAAGTAGTAACTGTTCCAGTAGCGCGGCCCCGAACGCAACGCAGAATCTATTCGCGCCTCGTCAAACCTCAGGTATTCGACAAAGGCATATTTCGAGACGAACCTAAATTCCTTGTCGAAAGTCCATGCAATCCATCGATGATGATGGTACCCTCTGAATGGAGGCGAGCCGCCATCGACGCCGCGCCCAAGCTCTGCGATAGGCGATGGCGTCTCGACATATCCGGCCTTCCCCACCCGGCTCATCTCGGCGCATAGCGGGAACGGATTGAACATGTCTTCAAGTGTGTGGCGGCAAACGATGAAGTCGAACTCCTTGTCCTTGAATGGCAAGGGCTCGTTGGCCAGATCGCACTTCACGAGGTTCTTGACGCCGGGGACATCGACGAAATCCACCGAGACGTCCGCTCGCGGAAATGGCGCATGGCCGGGGCCGATCTCAAGCACCTTCGCGTCCTTCGGAATGACGACGTTGGTCAGATAGTCGTAGACCTCTGGAACGGGAGGCCAGTGCTTCTTGTCGTTTTGCGTCAATGCCATCAGGCTAATACCTTCTCAAATTCCTCGCGCGGAAGATACGGCCACATGACATCAAGTGGTACGGGGACGAACTTTCCGTCTTCAACCTTGGTCTTGACCAAGGGCGCAATCGTCTGGCTTGGAGAGAGACACAACTCAAACAATCGCGGCCCTGATGATTTCACCGCCCATTCCATAAATTCTGGAATAGACCGATTACGAACGCACGACCATGTGGAAATCCCAAAAGCGTGTGCAATATCAACAAAGTTGGGCCAACTGATATCCGACTCTGGACTTGAGACAGTTTCTCGCTTGAAGTGATTGCTCTGCGTCACTTGCATGGTCTTGTAGCCGTTATTCACGTACAACACGATCAGGATTGGCAGGTTGTGATGCTTGATGGTTTGCAGCTCTTGCAGATTGAACATCGTGCCGCCGTCGCCGGTCAGGCAGATCACCTGTCTCCCAGGAGCCGCAAAGCAGGCGCCGATTGCGGCCGGCAGTCCATAGCCCATCGGGGCGATACCTGGCGAATGAAACATCCTTTGCCGGCCCGTCATCGGCATGGCCTGCATCGTTGCAACAAACGATGTGCCTACGTCCGTGACGATAATAGCGTCCTTCTCGATATGCTTGGCCAACTCCTGCAGGAAGAAATAGGATTGGACGCCGTCCGTCACCTCAGCATACTCAGGCAGGATGACCGGATAGGAATCGCGCCAGCCCCGACATTTGAGCAGCCACCCGGCCCAGAAGTCACCCCAACTATACAGTGACAGTTTGCTGCTGTATTGCGCAACGAACTCAGCCAGGAACTCGCCGACATCCGCAACAATTCCTAGATGAACCGTGAGCGTATCCTTGGCAATCTCCGCTGGATCGATATCGACCATGACCAACTTGGCCTTGCGCGCGAAGTCTTTCCAGTTATGGCCGATTTGCGGGATGGAAAGCCGCGTTCCCAGCGCGATCACCAAATCTGCGTCCTGAATGGCGAAATTTCCGGCTCGATCACCAATCAATCCAGGTCTACCAACATACAGCGAATGATCGCTTGCAATCAGATCGGCCCCGCCCCAAGAGCATAGAATAGGGATGGGAGGACCACGCGAAAGCAGATCGTTGAACGCGGCTTCCGCGCCGGAAAGATGCACGCCATTGCCGACGAGGATCACTGGCCGCTGCGATGCTCTCAGCAATGCCAAGACATCGGTAATATCTTCTTTTCGCAGCCTTGGAACGGACAGCTTTGGTCTTGGATTGAATTGGCAGCACAAGGCGGGGTCAATCTCGGCTCCCTGCACATCAAGGGGAATTTCGATATAGACCGGCCCACGTCGGCCAGACGTCGCCTCATGACAGGCGCGTTGCATTTCGAACACGATATTCTCAGGCCGCGTGACGCAAACCGCGTATTTGGTGATCGGTTTCATCAAGGCGACGCCGTCGACCTCGCTAATGCCCAACTGACGAACGCGACCCTTTGTCAGCGTCGAGCTATCGACCTGTCCGGCAATCACCATCATGGGAATGGAATCAGCCCATGCGCACGCCACGCCCGTCATCGCATTGGTCACGCCAGGTCCTGCCGTGACGTGCACGACGCCGATCTTGTTCGATACCCTGGCGTAGCTCTCAGCCGCGAACGCAGCCGCCTGCTCGTGGTGGGTC